CTGAGGATCTTCAAACACTTGTTGGGCCAGATTAACCGCTTCCGGTTTGTCGAAGCCCGCGCTCGCGGCTTGCTGGGTGAAGTTCATCGAAGTGATACTTTGCACCTCAGTAGTCTCGCTGAGAACAGCGGGTTTCTGATCTGGCTCCATCATTTGTGCGTGGGACCCTTCTTCGTGGATTGCAGTTCGAACACGTTCCCGCGCGCTCCCAAGTCCACCATCCTTGACAGTGTAACCAGCCCACATTGGTGCAGGTTGGGACACCATGAAGTCGCTTCCTCCCGCGATCCATACATTGTAGTAGATCTTTGCGTTGGGGTCGTTCGAGATCATGTTGTTAACAAGGGTGAGGACGATTTGTCCAGCAACGCCGTTCCAGGAGTTCGCCGCGAGGTTCTCAATGGTGTCGGGATCAATGACCCTCTCCCAATTCGACTCACGCAACCAAGGAATCTTAAACGTAATCACAGTGTCACCATGGATCTCAATGTTCTTTGTAATCGTCTCACCAGAGTTCGCATTTGCGATCGCTCCTGTGGAGGTTGGGTCTGTGATCAAGTTCAGACGGCCCATCGCAGTTGAGTACTGAGAGCCGTAGAACTGGATACAGTAATCAATCGAGCCTCTCCAGCGAGCAAAAAAACTAGCAAGATGGGCAATTGGTGTCATCCAGAACGTGAGCGTGGTACTGCCGCTGATCGGCACATACGTGGGGGTCACCGGGATGGTGAACAGACGAGTTCCAATGGTGGTAGAAGCATCGAAGTATCCCTGCGCTATGAGGCCAGGTAGCCTCTGATAGTTTGCGAAGAGATTGTAATCGAGCTCGTCACCGAAGATCTTGTAATCATTCGAGGCGTGAGCCCCGGGATCACCAGTCAGGGAAATCGCTCCTTCGCGAATGCCTTCAGTTGCAGCATTGTTTGGTGCCCACGCAAGCACTCTGTGTGCGACTTGTCCATCAGCGGGCATGTTGCCGAATAACTGTCCGAGCTTTGCAGCCCCGAAGTCAACGGCCATTTTGGCCCCGCCGGCGAGATCATAGACGATCTTGCGCCAGACGCCTCGCGCACCTTCAACGATTCCAACGTTGGATTCACGGTTTTGCTCCTTTGTGACCGCATCGGTCTTTCGGGGGAGCTTCCCTCCTGTTTGGGCTTCATGCCCTTCGAACAACGGTTCCGGCCTCCTGGCCATACGATAGAACTCGGTGCTCCACTCTGAATAGGACAGAGTGCTTCGCGGCAAACCTAGCGCCTCGAGCTGCTCATTGTACTGATTTCTCAGCATTGTAAAGTAAGCTTGCCCGTGGTGCGCGGCCTCACGCAAGGCGGCTTCAACCAACTGTGGTATCGCGTAGCTGGGTGACTGGCCTTTGTTCTGCCAATACGGGATGGACTCAATTGCCTGTCGGCTCATGGGTGCCATTCCATTAAGGCGGAATCCTCGCTGCAAAAACTTCGCTTCGGCGAGGGGTACGAACATGCGGATTCGCGACGATTTGTCAATATCCGTGTAAACGAGCCCCCACTTGTTAAAAGCCTTCTGCAGCTCAACCATGTTCAGCCAGCCCTCGTCGCCTTTGCGTACGGAGCCGATGTGGTCGTCACCGTAGACTTTGAGCAACTCTATGGCGTACTGGACACACTCGCGTGGTGTCATGTTTCTGGGGTTGTGGCGGTAAATGTACCACGCAAAAACTAGAATCAGGATCACACAGTTTTTGAGTGTAGTCTGAGTAACACCAGAAGGGTTCGCAGGACAACGGTACAACAGGTTCTGGAACAGGAATGTGACATCCTCTCCCAAGTCCGCGGCCATAGCCATCAGAA